ATGGTTTCAACCCGTCCCTGTGCCTGTGCGATGAGACGGCGAGCTGGCCCGCTGAGCAGGGTCTGAAGCAGTACGAGGTTATGAAGTCGGGCATGGGCAGCCGTGAGCAGCCGCTCATGATCAGCACGTCCACAGCCGGCTATATCTCGGATGGCATCTATGACGAGCTGATGAAGCGGTCCACTGCGGTGCTTCTTGGCACGAGCAAGGAGAAGCGCCTGCTTCCGTTTCTGTACACCATTGACGAAGTTGAGAAGTGGAACGATATCAACGAGCTGCGGAAGAGCAACCCGAACCTCGGCGTCAGCGTAACGGTGGACTACCTGCTCGAAGAGATTGCCATAGCGGAAGGCTCGCTTTCCAAGAAGTCGGAATTTCTCTGTAAGTACTGCAACATCAAGCAAAACAGTTCCGCCGCATGGCTGGATGCGCAGACAGTGGCGAAGACAGAGAGCGCGCCGTTTCGCCTGGAAGACTTTAGTAACTGCTATGCGGTCATGGGCATCGACCTGTCCAAGACCACAGACTTGAGTTGTGCCACCCTGCTGATCGAGCGGGATGGTATCATCTACACCTTTGCGCGGTTCTACCTGCCCAAAGAGAAGATAGACGAAGCGAGCGCGCGGGATAACCTGCCATATCGGGCATACATCCAGCGCGGGATCCTGTTCGAGAGCGGCGAAAACTTCATCGACTACAACGATATCCTCAACTGGTGTATCGAGCTGGTCAGCAAGTACCACATCTATCCGCTGAAGGTCGGTTATGACCGTTACAGCGCCACCTACCTCATCCAGGGATTGGATGGTGCAGGCTTCCAGACGGATGACGTCTATCAGGGCACGAACCTCAGCCCGATCATCCGCACCACCGAGGGGATGATGAAGGACGGCAAGATCAAGATCGGCGACAACGATCTTATGAAGATACATTTCTTAAACTCAGCGCTCAAGACCGAGACGGAGACGGAGCGCGTGAGACTGATAAAGATAGAGCAGCGTGCCCACATCGATGGCATGGCTGCTTTTTTGGATGCGATGACGATGCGGGACAAGTATTGGAATGAAATAGGCTCGCAGCTGGTCAACGAAAGGAGATAGAAAAATGGGACTTCTTGATTGGCTCTTCCCGAAAGAAGAGGAGCCGGTGAAGATTGAGAGCGCCAACCGCTTCAGTCTTCTGACGGCTTACGAGCCTGTTTTCCGGAACTACTCCGGAAGCATTTATGAAAGCGACTTGGTCCGATCGGCGATCGAAGCGAAAGCGAGACACATCAGCAAGCTGAAGGTCGAGATGCAGGGCGAGGCGCAGGGGGCGCTGCGGGCGAGGATCCAGCACACGCCTAATGCGTGGCAGACATGGCCGCAGTTCCTGGCAAGAGCCAGCACTATTCTGGACTGCACTAATAACCTGTTTATTGTTCCGGTGCAGAATGATCTTTTTGAGACGATCGGCTTCTTCCCGGTGCTTCCTGAAAATGTGCAGCTGCTTGAGTTAAAAAATGGCAGCCTGTGGGTCCGGTACCGGTTCCGGAGCGGAGATTATGGCGTGGTGGAGTTCAACAGATGCGCTTATCTGAACAAGCACCAATATGAAAGCGACTTCTTCGGAGACTCTAACCGCGCTCTCCGGAGGACGCTCGACCTGATCAGCATCAACGATCAGGCGATCAAAGAAGCAGCGCATAACTCGGCGACCTTTCGCTTCATGGCGCAGACCTCTAACTTCATTGACCCTGCTGATCTGAAAAATGAGAGGACCCGCTTCTCCGAGATGAACCTGAGGGGAGAGGACGCTGGTGGTCTTCTGCTGTTCCCGAATACATACAAGGACATCAAGCAGATAGACAGCAAGCCCTACACCGTGGATCCGGACGAGATGGCGCAGATCCAGACGAACGTCTTCAACTATTTTGGGGTATCGGAGAAGGTCATGCAGGGAACCGCAAACAGTGACGAGCTGGATGCATTCTTTAACTCAAGCATTGAGCCGTTTGCGATTGCGCTGTCTGAAGCGATGAGCAAAGCCATCTACACCGAGCGGGAGCGCAGTTTCGGAAATCACGTTTACGTGAACGCGAACCGGCTGCAGTACATGACACAGACGGCAAAGGTGAGCATGGCGCGCGATCTCGGCGACCGCGGCATCCTTACCATCAACGAGATCCGCGAGCTGTTCAACTATGCACCGATCGAGGGCGGAGATGTCGCCTACATCAGAGGCGAATACAAGCCCGTAGAGACGCTTGAACCGGATGAACAGCCAAATACACAGCCGGAGGAAGAACCGGCGCAGGAGGAGCCTTTAAATGAGTGAGAAGGTAATGAACAAGATCAAGAACGGCAGAGAGTACCGGCAGATGGTTATCGAGCCGGTTGAGGGCGTAACCGATCAGATCGTGGAAGGTTATGCCACCACTTTCAACCAGCCGTATGAGCTTTACAGCTTTGACGATGACAGAGGCACGCACGCGGTGCGGGAGCAGGTGGCTCCGGACGCATTCAAGGATGCAGACATGTCGGATGTCATCATGCAATACGACCATGCCGGCCGGGTGTTTGCCCGTCTGAGCAATGGCACGCTGTCCCTGGAAGAGGATGAGCATGGTCTGAAGGTCCGCGCCAATCTCGGCGGGACAGAGATCGGCCGCCAGCTGTTCGAGGAGATCCAGGGCGGCTACACAAGTAAGATGTCTTTCGGCTTTACAGTAGCCGAGGACGATATTGTGCCGGATGGCACCGATTACCTGCGCACGATCAAGCGCATCGGTAAGCTCTATGACGTGTCGGCGGTCAGTTTGCCCGCCAACGATTTCACGGAAATTTCAGCAAGATCTCATTGTGACGGAGCGATCGCAGAGATTGAAGCGGAGCGACTTCGTGCTGAGAAGGAAGCGGAGGAACAGCGTCAGAGGCTGGAGGAGATCCAGAACAGGCTGAAGGCACTGAAAGGAGAAACGCATGGAGATTAAAGACATGCAGATGGCAGACATCGAAGCGAGAAGCGCAGAACTCGAGACCGCGCTGACAGCGGAGAATGCTGACATCGAAAGTATCACCGCAGAGGTCACAGCACTGGAAGAGCGCAAGGCTCAGATCGTGGCCGAAGCAGAAGAGCGTAAGGCTCAGCTCGCAGAGGTCGAGAAGACCGCTGTCGAGATCCATGAAGAAAAGGAGAACAGAACCATGGAGATGGAAATCAGAAACACCAAGGAATACATCAACGCATACGCCAAGTACATCCAGAGTGGCGATGACAAGGAATGCCGCGCACTCCTCACAGAGAACGGTTCCGGAACTGTTGCAGTCCCTGAGTTCGTCTATGACGAAATCAAAACCGCGTGGGAAGAAGAAGGAATCATGTCCCGCGTTCGCAAGGCTTACCTGAAGGGCAATGTAAAGGTCGGCTTTGAGATCTCTGCATCCGGTGCAGTCAAGCACACTGAAGGCCAGGCAGTCAACGAGCAGACTCTTGTTATGGGCATCGTTGAACTGAAACCGGACGCAATCAAGAAATGGATCTCCATTTCTGATGAAGCGCTGGATATGGACGATGGCGAGGCATACCTCCGCCACATCTACAGAGAACTGGCTTACCACATCGCCAAGAAGGCAGCTGATGAACTCGTTGCGAAGATCATCGCATGCGGCACACAGTCCACAACCACACAGGTAGCCGTTCCGGTGTACACTTCCACAACTGTATCGGTCGACCTCGTTGCGCAGGCGATTGCTCTGCTTTCCGATGAAGCAAGCAAGCCGACCGTCATGATGAACAAGCTGACATATGCAGCACTCAAGGCAGCGCAGTATAACAGCAAGTTCCCGGTCGATGTACTTGAAGGTTGTGATGTCGCGTTCAACAACACCATCAAGGCATTCTCTGCAGCGTCCACAGGCGACACTTACATGATCGTCGGCGACCTCGGAGCTGGTGCTCTTGCAAACTTCCCGAACGGCGAAGGCATCACTGTAAAACGTGACGATTTCACCCTGGCAACTTCCGACCTCGTTCGCTTCATCGGCCGCGAGTATGTCGCTGTTGCTCCGGTCGCACCTAACGCATTCGTTAAGGTAGTTAAGTAAGAGGATCCTCAGCCATGAAGACATTGATCGCTGTCCCCGCAATGGATCAGGTCCCCGCTCAGTTTTGTGCCTCGCTTGCAATGCTGAAAAGAACCGGTGACTCACTTGTCGGGTTTGAAATCAGTTCATTGATCTACACAGCAAGGAACAATCTTGCAGCCAGGGCGATCAAGCTGGGCGCGGACTTTGTTCTGTGGCTGGACTCGGATATGGTGTTCGCTCCGGACATTCTGGAGCGACTTTTCGCAGATTATCAGGCAGGCAAGGGTGACATCATCAGCGGGTTGTATTTCCGCAGGGTGGCACCCTTCAAGCCTGTCTTGTTCTCTGCTGTCGAAAGTACAGCGGAAGGACCGTTCACAGCTGCGCCGGAAAGTATTCCGGATGATGTGTTTGAGATAGCAGGGTGTGGTTTCGGCTGTGTGCTGATGCCGACCGATATACTCATGGATGTCATCGGAAAGTATGGAAATCCTTTTGACCCGCTCAACGGGATGGGTGAGGATCTTTCATTCTGCTGGAGAGCGCGCCAGTGCGGTTACAAGATAGTCTGTGATCCTGCGATCAGTCTCGGCCATGTGGCTCATATGATCGTTGATCGCAGTTTTTTCGATTCTTACAACTCGCACAAGGAGGGCAATGAATGAACGATTTACTGGCGAAGGTAAAGGTGGCCCTTCGTATTGTCACGAATGACTTCGATGGTGAGCTGACCGACCTCATCAGCGCGGCCCTTCTTGACATGAATCTCGCAGGGGTAAGCGAGACGGAACTCACGGATCCGCTCATCATCCGGGCGGTCATCACATACTGCAAGGTGAACTTCGGCGAGCCGGATCAGTATGACCGCCTCAAGAAGTCCTACGATGAGCAGAAGGCTCAGCTGGGCATGGCGACCGGATATACAACATGGAGCAGCTGATGG